ATCTTCTTTTTCTGTTACACGCATACAACGGAATAACTTATTGGACATAGCGTATTCGGTATTTGTGAATTTAACTACATCTCCAGCATCTATTTGTATTGCACTATAGTCTGCTGTTACTTCTATAACGGTTGAAGTTCTACTTTGACGCAAGTCAATGTTAGCGAGGTTTTCTACACGGGTATTACTGTTAACCATTGGATATCTTGTGGTTAACTTGTTTTCGGGCTCGTTAGCATTCCTTTCATTCGCTGGTGTGGATATAAACACTACATCTGTTTGATCCTTCTTAACGAAACTTGGATATTCTACTTCTATTTTATTATATAAGCCATATAAGTCTGTGCTGGTAATTGATATACCACCAACTATGTTGTCATCTGTCAGTGTGTATGCGGCATTCTTTTCGGCAGTTGTGGCTGCTCTATTGGGGACTACGGCAAACTTACCTAATTTTGGATTGTAAGTAAAGAATGAACTGCATGTCTGACATAATACATCTATACTGTCTTTGACATTACCATATGTGCCTAACATGCCGTCAACTCGATAACGAGCATGTGTGGCTGGAGTGCCAGTAGTGGTTGTATAATCAACTAATTCTTCTGAATGTGTTTGTAAATCTGTAAATGATGCTGAGTCAATATCACTTGCACTAAGTCCTGCACCATATCTACTGTTAAGCAAGTAATCTTGCAACACAGCACTTGGTTCACTAAGACTGTTTGATATATCAAAGTTAATTGCACCTAAACCTGTTAATCCATTTTCTGGATCATAATCTATTTCAAATACTGCAAATATAAGATCTTCATATGAAGTTGTTGCATTTATACTAGACAATAGTGTTGTTGCGTCAACTGGTGTGCCTGTTGTGGGAAATATTTGATTACTTGATGCTGTTCCACCTGCGTATACTCTACAACGCATTTTACCATTTACTGTGGTAGAAGAAGTTGCATTTGGATCTGTTACGCTGGTTACTATGTGTGAACTAAAGCCTGAACCAAAGTTCAATGTTGCATCATCTCTGTATATTTTATTAATACTATATGTGCCAGTGTCTGTTTGTTCACTTATGCACAACACATAAGTCATTGTATCGTTTTGATTACTGATACCAGCATCTACTATGATACCGCCAGTTATGTTTCTTCCATAGAACACAGGTAATTTGTTGTCTGTTGCTGGAGGTAACTGTATCTTAACGCCTGGATCTCTGGCATTAGCCATAGCAGGTGGTTTAAATACACCTAAGATTTTTGCTGTTCCCATGGCAAGACCACCTGCAACAATGCTTGTTACGAATGTGCCTATTGTGCCGGCTAAGAATGCCGCGGATGCACCGAGAGCGCCTAATATTGTTGATGCTATTGCTGTAAATACTGCCATGTTTATCCTCTAAACAAATAATTCTTTTCTATTGGTTCCCAACCACGCTTCTCAAGACTTAAGTCTGGTGATTGAGACATCAGTGTTAATGTAAATCCATCTATAACACCATTCTCTTTCATTTTCTTACCTGTATCAATGTATTTTTTTAATAATTTATATCCCATTGATGTTAATCTGTATTCTTCTTCTACCCACCATGCTATTTCTCTCATGGTTTTTATTTTAGGTAACCATGGGTCTTCATTGATTAAACCTATTAGCATGCCTTGTAGTTGTTCATCTTTCTCTGCTACAATAACACAACCGTTCTTTATCACATGCACCAATAAGTTCCTCACATATTGATCATTGTATTGTGGATTGTGATGTGCTTCATAGGGTGAACTATTAGCAAAGTTAATCATCATTTCCATTATTCTATCAAAGTCTTTTAAATCTGCATATCTTATCATATCTTTTATCTTTGTTCTTGGTTTCTGCCACCGCCACGACCTCGGCCTCCGCCGCCTCCGCCGCCTCCGCCGCCTCCATAACCACCGCCTGAGGTATATTCTCTACCAAAGTCAAAATTAACATTGTGTAACTCTGGCACTCTATAGAATGTTTCATCTGTAGGATACAATTCTTTCCTATCTGCGGGGTTGGTTCTTTGGCCACTTACTCTGTTTTCCAGTAGTGTGTTTATACTTGCTACACTTATTCCTACACTGTTTGTTATTCTACTATCGAGAATGTTTTCGTCTTCTGAGATACTGTAGTTAGTGATAATACCGCTAAAGCGTTGATATACATTTGTTATTTGATAGTTGTCATCAAAGAATGCACGGTATACTTTACATGTTCCGCCTTTGATGTTAGCACCTAATATGGTTTGTATGTAATCTATGTTAGAAGGTATGCCACTAAGTGCTATGTTGATGTCACCATTTGTGGTTTTGATATCTTCACTAAACTGTCCAATTTGCAAGAATGCACCACATTCTGTATAACTGTTTGAGTTATATGTAACGGCTTTATAAGCATTGCTTATATAGTATGTTGTTCCATCAATGTCTAAATCAATAAGCAAACAGTATTTGATATTGTTTGCATTTAATTCTGTTATAGTTGCCATTATGTATCTTCTTTCCTGATTACTTCTACAAGTTCGAAATCGCTATTAAATACCACTCTATCATGTGGAATAACACTGTAACTTGGTTTAGATATCATTTTAAAATTGAAGTCACAGTTAACACCTGTTACCAATGCGGCTCCATTTACTGTGTAACTGTCTTGTGGTATAAACGCTCTGTGTATAGGAACTTGCACAGCACTTGATGTAGTATGTGCAACATCAGATGTTACTATGTAAGGATATCTATATGCACCACCTGGTTGTATAAAGTCTCCTTTCTTGAACAAATAAGTGCCGCTACCAGCGTTTGTGGCGTTGACTAACAACTGTTTACCGTTACCTGATACACATGTAACACTTGCTATACCCGTGCTGTCTCCTTGGTATGCTGTTAAGTAATTTAACCCTGTGTTAGTTCTTCCAATATCAACTTCTTCTTCTGTTGTGATATCTAATGTTCCTAATTCGGCAAGTAATGCTCTGCTTTCACTATATCGTAAAGCATCATGCATACCTACAGTTAACTTAAATGGCACAGCGGATACAAGTTCTGCTGTTAACAGTCTACCACTACGAGAGAAACTCTGTGCGGCTAACTTGTTATATTCTACTGTTATATAGGTTGCGTTGTTTATTATTGTTTGTAATCCCATTATGAAGGTAACCTCCTGGCGCCCATTTGTGTTACATTAAAGAGGAACTCGGGATCCCTCATTAACATACTTTTAAAAGAGGAGGCGTCATTTGCCACAATTGAGTAATTTACATTTGTGACTCCTCCACCTCCGCCTATTGCTGTTCCGTTTGGTATAACTGTGCCTGATGTATTTGGAACAAACAACTCAGGTCCTTCTTCACCTACAATATAAGGTTTACCACCTTGTGCTGGTCCACCTTTTGCAAGTCCCATTATATCAAATAGAGGACCTGTAAAGAACTTCTGTATTAATGCTTTTGCTAATACTTGTTTTAAATGTGCGGCAAGATCACTAAAATTTGCTTTACCTGTAATTACTGCATCAACAAGTGAATCTTCGAACATACTTGCGGCTTTTACCAAACCGTCTTCTAAATTCTTAACTACACCATGCAATCCAATACCGGCAGCCGCAAATTTTGTTGTTAAATTAGGTAATGCTTTTTCAATTGATTTACCAACTAATTCAAACAATGCTACTATTTTTTCTGCTGATGAAGCCGCTTCGTTGTCATATGTATCAAAGAACTTATCAACCAATTCTACTGGGAACATTGCATCTAATACTTTATCTAACAGTGATGGTGGCAATTTTTTGCCTACTGCAACTACTTCTTCTACAATGCCATCTACTACTTCTCCGGCAGCCTCTTTTGCATCTTCTTTATGGCCCAATAACATTGCAATTAAACTACCTGCATCTATGCCTTTGAATTCATTAACGCCGGCTTCTGCTTCACTTATTGCCGCTTCAAGGGCTACTTTCAAATCGGCTGCCAATTGTGCGCCGGCTTTACTGTTAATATCTAATATCTTATCTAAGAGACTCATGTTACTGTATCTGGTTTTGAATTCTTCGAACTCATCACCTAATGCGCCTAATGCTTGGATAGCCGGGAATATGGCTCCGGCTGGTTTGATATCGACAAAAGGAGAACCTGTTGGCTCCAACGCCTTCATTGCTCTATCTAAAGCCTCAAATCTTTCTCTGGCTTCTTTGACATCTTCTGATAATTCTGGAATTCCACTGGCGCCCAATACTCTTCCTAAGGCATATACACCATTGGCTACTACCGCTAACACAGAAGTAAACATTTCAAATATTTCAATTACTTTTACTACAACATCAATGAAAGCGTCTTTTATTGTTAGCCCAAGTTCTTTGAATGTTCCATCTTCGCCTTTAAAGGTCTTAAAGAATGCAATTAAATCTTTTGTTCCTTGTTCTAATGCTGGTGCAAGTGCGGCAACAAATTGATTGGCTGCTCCACTTACCACAAGTTGTAATTTGTTCATTTCATCATTAAACTTTTCAACACCTTTAACTGTTTCTCTGTCTAATATAAATCCAAGGTCTACTGCTTCATCGTAGAAGGCTCTCATTCCTG